GACAACGTGTAGACGAGCGCCAGTCTTCAAGTGTTTAAAAATCATGTCTTGCGTAGAGCGTCATTTAAGTTTACATTAGTTCATATCGACATTCAAGCGGATGAAGAAGTGCTCTAAATGCGGTGAGACGAAGGCTTTATCTGAATTTGTAAAAAGCAGTCAGTCGAAAGATGGTTATTACGTGTGGTGCAAGAGTTGTCAAAAAATCCACATGCGAAACTGGAGGGAAAGAAAGAAAGCTGAAGACCCTGATTATTTAAGACGAATGCACCTTCGGGACTACTATGGATGGAGTCTTGAATCCTTTTCAGATGTTCTCGAAGCTCAAGAGTTCAAATGTGCAAACCCCGGATGCAACGCAACAGACCCAGGCCCTGGAGGTATGTGGCATGTTGATCACCGACATGATTTCTCACGCAAAGACCCTAAAGGTAGAAGGGCTTTGCTCTGTCATCATTGCAATGTGGGGCTTGGTCATTTTCGTGATGATCCTGAGCGTTTACGTGGTGCCGCTGAGTACCTAGAACATTGGAACAAAGTTATTGATGAACGCATAAAAAAAGAGGCCTCGTAAAAAGGCCCCTCTTTTATGGTATGATTTAAGCAATAAATCAGTCGGAATAACCGCCGCGAGGCTGCTCTTTGTTTGGAAGGTAGCCGTCGAGATCGGTGTAGTCCGGGGCGAAATCTTGCTGGATATAGCATACTTCGACAAAGACATAACCGATCTTGTTAGCCGCGATGTCAGCATCTGAGATGAACAAACCGGAGGTGGTTGAAGTGCTGTTAGCGGTAGCTTTGCACTGAACCTTGAACTCACGGGTGCCTTCAATCTCGAGGCAAACTTCATCGATACCCAGCTCACCAGTGACGTGAGGGATAGGAGTGGAGCTAAGACCTTCGCTGCCTACAGGGATGAAGGCGGAAGCGTTAGAAGCAATCGATGCGTTAGCAACGGGGATGCCGGACTGAGCGGTTGGGGTGGTGCCATCAGTAGCCACGATTCCGAAGTTCAGAACGTGGGTAGCGGTGGAGGTGAAGATACCGGAAGCGGTGCGACCGTCCCAACCGGAGGGAACGGAGACAGCGGTGCGGTAAATGTAGGCTTGGCGATTATCGTCAGTGCCGCCGGAGACCACCAGGCCGGTGATGTTGGGGCGGGTCGCATCATTCTGGTAAGGAGAAGGAATGATGACCTGGGCCTGGGTCGTAGCATTAGCACTGCCGCCAGTGATGGCCACGTAACCCATGAACTGGAAGTAGCGCCAGCCAGGACATGCCAGGACAGCGGTAGGGCCAGCGTTAGAAGCAAGACTTCCGGGGGCCTGAGTCGAAGGAACGTTTGGGATGTTTTGATACCAACCGTTCAGGGCCTCGTTGTAGTTCCCTGGGAAGATCTTCTTAGTAGTGATGTAAGCCATTAGACTTTTTTACCTCTTATCTGTTATTTATGGTCTGGATCAGACGTCGCCGTCGTCAGCAACGAATGAGAATCCGGTGGTGATGAAGTCCTTGTTCAGAGTCTCGAAACCAGCGTAGAGCTGCCAGATGAGAATGATGAAACGGGAGAAGTCATCGTTGTTGTTGATCAGCACCTGAGCGTTCGGGCCGCCAACGCCAACACCAACTGCCTGAGGACCGAAGAAGAAACCTTGGGCAACTTCTTGAGCGGTGTAAGTAGAACCACCGTCGAAGGAAGCCTGGACGGTCTTGTTCGGGAAGTTGGTTGACTCGTAGAACTTCACACCTTCAAAGTTCACGCCGGTAGGCATGATGGGCTCACCAGCCAGGAAGAAACCTTGACCGGCCTGAGGACCCTGATAGAAGCTGCTGTTGTTAGGCAGCATGGGGTTGCTCATGTACATCCCCTGTCCAGGGTTGCCGCTGTAACGAGCAATCTCGCGGAAGTCCTTGTCACGACGCAGCTGCATCATGAAGGTGGGTGAACACAGGCAGCGATACATGCCGTCAGCGAACGTGGGCACGTTACGCATGCGGAGCTGCTTGACGACTTTCAGCAGGTCGGTACGTACAGAGAACTGCTGGACGTCAGCTGTGAATTCAGCGGAGGAGTAGGTGATTTGGTTGGAGGAGTTCTTAACCTTTTCACCAGCAAAGTAGTAACCGCCCTGGGCGTCAGAGGAGGCACCATTGGATTCGGCTTTAGCCAGTTCGTCGAGGAAGACGCGATCGCGCCAACGACGATAGTCATCGAGCAGGGTCAGAGAACCGATGCTCTGGTGGAACATGTTCAGGTTGCCAGTGTCAAGCAACAGACGCTGAGCTGTGATCAGAGTCTCACGGGCAATCTTGAAGGTCGAAGGCTGGGTAGGGTCACCCGGATCCGCAGGACCGGTGTACTCCTTGAGCACCACCAGGACCTTCTCCTTGGTGATGTTCCGGCTGTTGGCCGTACCGATGGTCTGGTCACTCACGCGCTCGCGAGATTCCTTCGTACCGGGCTGTCCCCAAAACTTGTAGCGGTCCAGCTGAACGGTCTGGCCAGGCTGAGAGGTGAAGTCGTGAACCACCACAGGCTCAACAGCCATTTCGCACACATAAGCAGGGTGCGGACGGTAGAGTTCCGCGCCCAGAATCTTTGGAAAGTCGCTATCTAAAAACACTTTACTTTATCCTCCAGTGTCTGGAAATTTGTTGAGAAAAAAAGATTCAGACGCGAAGTCTTATATCTTTTAAGATTTTAGCAGTCGGTAATTTATATCACCGACTGCCATCATTATCACTCCATCACGAATAGCTTATTTGCCATCACGCGGGGATCGGCTTGGTTGACAATCTTCCAAGCATTCTGTGGATCGCGAGACATCGTGTCGGTGAACGCGCCCCAGAAATCGGTAGGCTGTTGCGGTGCAGCAGCTGCCGGAGGTGCGGGCATTTCATAGCCAGCAACAGGAACGCCTGTGGGATAGCCACGGGTCTCGAGTTGTGACTCATGCTCGTACACAGGATACGGACCTTCGGGGCCGAAGAACTTCAGCGTGTAGTCGCTGAGCACATCGGGGTTGGTCAGAATCTCGTTATAAGCCAGGTTCTCTTGACGCTCGCCGATCATGAATTCAGCAGCGCCGCCAAAGAGATACTCAGCATGGTGCGCCCAATCAACGGCGCTGTCGAGCATTCCTTCCAGATTTAGCGCGTACTGATTTAGAATCGCCGGAGCTTCTGTCCCGTACGCTTCCACCACCTGACGGCTTTCCGGACTCCACCCCAGCACGTCCGCCACGTCGCCCAGTGAGCTCACTGAGTAGGTTTGGGAAGAGTTGGAGTAAGATGTCGGGCTTGGTTGCGAGATCTGCTGAGCCGATCTCGCCATATACTGGCTGGGGTCCTGCGACTGCCAGTTGGCCTGGGTATACTGTGGGGTTGCTGAGGTCTGTGGCGAGGACTGACCCTGGAACGGGGAGGCCACCGGAGTCCCCAGTAGGCCCACCACCCGGTTGAATGCCGACTCCCATGGGTTCCCCTGGGGCTGCGCCTGGGATGGCTGGACGTATGGTGACGGGGCGGATTGGTAACTGGTAGGTGCCTGAGGTGCCGCCTGGGGCACTGCTTGGGGATAATACGTCCCCACCTGGGCCGGAGCCGGAGCTGCCGGTGCCGGGGCTGCCGCCTGTGGAGCTGCCACGTAGCTGCTTGGAGCTACCGCTGGTGCTGGGCTCGTCGACGGGATCGAATGGACGGTAGCGTCCTGCATAACTCATCTCCTTCTGAAGTGCTTCAAGGGTTCGATACAGATAAGGCGTCATATCCAATTTTGGATCCGAAGCCATCGGAAGATCCGGGGCTTGGGGGTGGGGAGTCTGCATCATCCCCCCGACCAATGATGAGAATTGAGAGTATGCGGCTTGCAATCTCTCAACCAATCTGAACGGGAAGCCCGAGAGCATTGCCGCCCTTTCCTCATCAGTTTTTGATGGGAAAAGATATTTCAGTGCTTCTATGCTATCAACACCTAGCTCTTGTAAATTTCGAACAACGATTGAATTGTTCAAAATATCTTGCGAGGTTTCTTCATAGACAGGGCCGAGCCATCTCCATTCCACAGTGATATCACCGTCCGGTATGAGACCCCTGACGCCAGGTGGAACCATACCGGCACGGACACAGGCCATTAGTAATTTTTGGACCTGTTGTTCATACATTTGTAAGGCTTGATTGTAT